ATCTATTCACTTTTATATAAAATGTACCTAACAAATTCGAGGAGGTACAAAGTATGGAATTAAAAGGTTGGGAAAATTTAAAAAAAGAAAATGTGGAGATTTATACTCAATATTTAAATAGTTGCAAAAGTAGTAACTATGAGACATGGGGAACAACTTATTTTACTTATATAAATAATTTTAAGTTGTTTCTTGTATGGTTTGAAGAAAATTATAAAAATAGGTATTTATTAAGTAAAGATATACTTATAGAAATGCCACAAATTATTGAAGAGTATAGAAACCATTGTAGGAGTATAGGAAATAGCAAACGAACATTGATGAATAAAACAACATCAATTAGTAGTTTTTTCTTATGGTGTGTTAGAAGAAATAAATGTAAATTTCATCCATTTGATAAAAAACTAGATAGATTAAAATTTAGTGAAAAAGATAAAATTAGAAAAAATTATTTTTTAAATACTGAACAAATATTGACAGTTAGGCTTTTTATGAAATTTCAAAGTAAAAAGTATGATATTCAAGATAGAATTTTATGGGAATTATTTTTAGATAGTGCCTGTAGAATTACAGCAATTCAAAATTTAAAATTGGAGCAATTAAGGCTAGAAGAGGGATATTTTGAAGGAGTAAAAGAAAAAGAAGGTTATATAGTAAATGCATTTTTCTTTGAAAAATGTAAAATTCTTTTAAAAGAATGGATAAAATTTAGAGAAGATAATGGCATAGATAGTGAATGGATTTTTATAACAAAATACGGAAGTATTTTCAAACAAATGAGTCAAGGGACAATAAGAAACAGAGTTAAAAAAATGGGTTTAATCTTAGATATCCAAGATCTATATCCGCATAGTCTTAGAAAGACTTCAATAAATTTAATAAACAATCTGGCAGGGCTAGGAGTTGCTAGTAGTTATGCAAATCACACAAGTAGCAATGTAACTAGTAAACACTATTTACAAAAAACTAATCCTATGGAAGTAAGAAATAATATTATTCAGCTTCGTAAAAAGCTAGGAATATTTTAGAAAGGAGCAATAAATGAGCAATGTAATAAACTTTTATAAAGGCATAGAATTAAAATATTCAGTATATTCCAACAGTTTAGAAGATGTCAAAAATAATCCACTTAATTATTTTCCTGAATATACTGATGATATGTTCATAACAGATAAGAATTTTCAATATCCAATAATCAAGAATAATGAACTAATGGAAATGACAAGAGAAGAAAGAATAGAACAAGGGATAGAAACTCAACTAGAACCTGGTGAATTTATAAAAAATAAAAAACTTGTTAAAGCCCCTCAGCCGAGTAAATACCATTTTTGGAATAAAGAGACTAATAAATGGGATTTAGATCTGGAAGGTTTAAAGCATATTACAAGAAGAAAATTTAGACAAGTTTTACTGGATAAAATTTATGCTGACTTTGATTATAATGGAAAAATCTTTCAGATGGGTGAAGTGGATGAAATCAATTTCTTAAGAGTAAAATCAGCAATAGATATAGCAACAACAAGTAATGATCCAAAAGCAATTATAGAAGCTGTTAAGTTTCTAAAAGTTGAAGTTCCAGAAGGGTTTGAAGAAAAAGTAAAAGCAATTATAAAAGATAAGACAACATTATCAGAAGTAATTCAAAATTTAAAAATAAATTGGAGATTAAAAGACAATTCAGTAGATTCATTTACCTTTGGAGAAATTAATCATATATATCTATTATGGATATTAAGAGGAACAGCTGCACAAGAGGAGTACACAGCAATAGCAACAAAAACAATGGAAGCTAAATCTTTGGAAGAATTGGAATCTATTGAATGGAAATAAAAGGGGTGATGCAAATGTTTAGTTTGTCACAAGCAAGCCAAAAAATGATGATAGGAGTTCATCCTGATCTAGTGAGATTTATGGAAGAACTGATAGGATTAAGTCCTCATGATTTCAAAATAACTTGTGGAATGAGAACAGCAGAGGAGCAAAATAAGCTATATCAATATGGTAGAACTATTCCAGGAACATGGCGAACAAATTGTGATGGATATAAAGTTCAATCAAATCATCAAGAAAAAATTGATGGATATGGTTATGCTATTGATATTGGTGTATTAGTTAAAGAAAAAACTAAAAAAATAGTGGTAGAAAATGGTAAAAAAGTGGAAAAAGAAGTGGAAGTAACAGTTTACAAAGCAGGTCCACAAGACTTTCATTATTATAAAGATATCTATGAAACTGCCAAAAAACATGGGTTAATAGATAAATATAATATTGAATGGGGTGGAGAATGGAAAAAAGTAGATGCTGTACATTTCCAAATCAGAGGAGCAGGAAAAATACCTTATAAGGTAGTTTATAATAAAAAATAGGAGGATTAGAAAATGATCAATCAAGTAATTACATATTTAAAAGGTTTTAGCCAAGAACAATGGCTATGGATAGCATTAGCAGGATTAATTTTAGGATATATTATTTATAATAGAAAGCAATATGTTAATTTGTTTGATGCTGCAGTTATTGCCTCAGAGGAGAGCTTTAAACATGGCGACAATAAAAGAAAACTTAATGCAGCAGTTAAGTTTATAACATATAGAACTGATAAATTACCATATCCAGCGAGAATATTAATTAGAAAATTTTTTAGTAGAGAAAGAATAAGAAAAGGAATAGAAAAAGCTCTTCAAAAATTTTCTGATGTGTTTGGGACTGGAAGAAAAATCGACATAGAGGAAGCAGAAAATGTTGAAGAATAGCGTAAAATTAAAAAGAGAAAATAATATATTTAGTGTAGTTGTTGAAGACTACACTAGATATATAAAAGATTTTCCAATATTAATTCCAGCAGGTTTCAGAACAGATGGTGCTAGTATTCCACTTATGCTTAGACCATTTTTTGAAAGGTATGGGAAAAATACAGAAGCAGCAGTTATACATGATTATCTATACTCTAAGTTCAATGATACAGGCATAAATAGAGAACTAGCTGATAAAATATTTTTATTTATCTTAAAAGAAAATGGAGTATCTTACAGGGTTAGAAAGGTAATGTATAAGGCTGTTAGGATGTTTGGAGAAGTCTTTTGGGAGAAAAAACTTAGAAATGAAGGCTACAAAAATCAAGCTGTCTTTGATAGAACAGAAGAAGCAAAGCTATATTATAGTGAATGGGAGCAAAAATTAGGAAAACTTTAGGAGATTAAAATGGGGAAGATGAATGGGTTATTTGAACATTGGTTTATAAGAGGTACAATTGGTTTTATATTATATTTATTAGGAGGCTGGAGCAAATCATTAGAAATAATGATGACATTTATAATAGTTGATTATATAAGTGGATATTTAAAGAGTATTTATAAGAAAGAAATATCATCTAAAAAGGCTTTTAGAGGTATTATAAAAAAAACCTCTTGTATTTTAGCTGTTATAATAGGTGCTTCACTGGATAAATTAATAGAAGGAACTCCTATAAATGTTCCAATTAGTTTATTTAATATTCCCCTATCTTTTAAGGAATTAATAATATTTTCAGTCATAGGAAATGAAGGAATTAGTATAATTGAAAATTTAGGAGAGATGAATTTTCCCTTTCCTTTATTTATAAAGAAATTCTTTAAGCAGTTAAAACAGCAAGATGAGCAAGATAAAGAGAATAAATAATAAAAAATTAAAAGGAGTATTCAAACTCCTTTTTTGTTTAGTATAGAAATTTTATTTTTATCATTTTGTTTTTAAATAAAATTATCATTTTAAATTGAAATTTTTATCAAATCGTTTTGCGTCTTACAACAGGAGAATTTGAGAAAAAAGACCCAAATACTGGAATAATTAAAATGGTTGCTTCTGTTAAAAATGGAAAATTACATGGAATGTCTTATACT